TCTCTCGCAATATGGCTTGTAATGTGGTGCAGGGGCATTTCCACTCTAAGTTTGCAATCCAATTTTGGAGTAACCCAAACAATCTGTTCTGGAGTATGCAAGCAGGCTGTTTGATTGATGATAAGAGCATGGCGATGGCTTATAACAAGTTGACATTGGAACGGCCTATTATTGGCACTGGATTGATTATTAATAGTATGCCTATTTTGGAGGCAATGCCGCTATGAAAGTAAAAATTAAGAAGATGTACGACGATGTAAAGCTGCCAGTATTCGCAACTGAAGGCTCTGCCTGTTTCGACATCCATGCGTACAACTTAGATGTCCCTGCAATCATCAGCAACGGCGACAGCATTATCATTGACACTGGCCTCCAATTTGAGATTCCAGAACATCACGTAATGCTCATCTACAGCCGCAGTGGGCATGGTTTTAAGAATGATGTTCGCCTTAGTAACTGTGTAGGAGTGATTGACAGTGACTATCGTGGTGAACTGAAGGTAAAGCTGATTGCTGATTTCTGTGTGGATGGCACTCCGTTGAAGATTTATGAAGGTGATCGGATTGCTCAAGCTATGGTGCTGAAGCTTCCTAAAATGGAATTGACTGAGGTTGAGAGTCTGTCTAGTACTGTGCGTGGAGCTAAAGGCTTTGGGAGTACAAACAAATGATGTCCAAATACGAACTCCAAGATGAAATTGATTTCTGGAACATGCGTCGAATGGATGCCCTTCGTGAAATGGAAATGGCAGAAGCTCAGATTGATGCTTTAGAATGGAAGATGGCACAGTTTGACAATGATGACGAGGAATGATATAATCTCTGTCTTTCTCAAAATAACATAAAGGTTTTAAATGGACAAACAAGCACTAGCAGACATCACAACGTTCAACAAATACGCAAAATATGTCCCACAACTAGGACGACGAGAGAACTGGGAAGAAATTGTTTCCCGTAACGCTGCCATGCATAAAGAAAAATATCCAAACATGGCTGAGAAGATTGATGATGTATATGAGAAATTTGTCAAGACCAAACGTGTACTGCCATCCATGCGCTCTCTGCAATTTGGTGGTCGTCCTATTCTGCTGAATGAAGCCCGCATCTTTAATTGTGCGTATGCTCCAGCAGAGTCTACTAAGTTTTTCAGTGAACTAATGTTCCTGCTGCTTGGTGGCACAGGTATGGGATACTCTGTACAGCAGCGCCATGTTGGGAAGCTTCCAAAAGTGAAGAATCCTGAATCGGATGGAGAATATAAGTTTCAAGTGCAGGACAGTATTATTGGCTGGAGTGATGCAATTAAAGTTGTCACCAAAGCTTTCTTCTATGCTGGCACTCTCCCCACTTTTGATTATCGGGATATCCGTGAAAAGGGCAGTGAACTAATTACTACAGGCGGGAAGGCTCCCGGACCTGCACCGCTGGAAGCTTGTGTGAATCAATTGATTGTCCTGTTGCGTGGGGCTATTGGACGTAAGCTGCGCCCCGTAGAAGTCCACGATATGGCGTGTATCATTGCCGACGCTGTGTTGGCAGGAGGTATTCGCCGTGCTGCCATGATTTCCCTCTTTGATAGAGATGACGAGGAAATGCTCACTTGCAAGGCGGGAGAATGGTACATCACACATCCGTATCGCGCTCGCTCTAATAATTCTGCTGTGCTTCCTCGTGGTGAAGTGTCTGAAGAAGAGTTTACGTCTCTGATGAAACGTGTAGAAGAATCTGGATGTGGTGAGCCGGGAGTGTATTGGACTAACAACAAAGATTGGGGAACTAATCCATGTTGCGAAATCGGGCTGCGCCCCTATCAAATGTGTAACCTGACGGAACTGAATGCAGGTAAGATTCATACACAAGAAGAGTTTAATGAGACGGCAGCAGCAGGGGCATTCATTGGTACGTTACAAGCAGGCTACACAGACTTCCACTATCTGAACCCTAAGTGGAAACTGGCTTGTGAAAAGGACAGTCTGTTGGGCGTTTCGATGACGGGCATTGCATCTGGTACTGTTGAGAAACTGGACATGAAGGAAGCTGCCAAACATGCCAAAGATTCTAACGCTGAAACAGCTAAAGCTTTGGGTATCAATCGCGCCTCTCGTGTAACTTGTGTGAAGCCAGCCGGTACTACGTCTCTTGTACTCGGTACGTCCAGTGGTATTCATGCTTGGCACAATGATTATTACATTCGACGCATGCGTGCAGGCAAGGATGAACAACTAGCACAATATATGATGCAGGCTTCTCCAAACCTCGTAGAACAAGATGTGTTTGTTCCACACCAAGTAGTGTTGAGTTTCCCGCAGAAGGCTCCTGAAGGCGCTACGCTGCGCACAGAGAGTATGTTTAGTTTACTTGAACGTGTGAAGAATGTAGCTATTAATTGGGTGAGTAATGGTCATCGTAAAGGTGACAACCAACACAATGTAAGCTGCACAATCTCTGTGAAAGAAGGTGAGTGGGAGCCTCTGACGAAATGGATGTGGGAGAACAAAGAGCACTACAACGGTATCTCTGTTCTTCCTTATTTTGGTGCAGAAGCTTACCCACAATTGCCATTTGAAGATATCACTAAACGGCAATACGAAGAGATGCTTCCTTGGCTTGAGGGGATTGATATTGGCAAAGTGTATGAGGAAAATGGAGATGGTGTAGATTTGGCAGCAGAACAGGCGTGCAGCGGGGGTCAGTGTGAGTGGAAAGCTGTCTGACATTTGGAACGATAATTTCCCTCCTTTGAATCTTTACAATTGCCCAGACACACATCGTTATGAGCAATTGGTTCAAGGGAGGATTTTTAAAACAGTCGAGAGACAAACTGTGGAGAAACAAATGACCAAACTAATCGTACCAATCAGCGAGCGTATAGCCAGTAAAATCGTTGCAGAGCATCCTTCCCTCACAGGGGTAATCGAAAAATCTACCACAGTGTTCTATGCTAACGATAAACCTATTATGTCTATGACACGCTCTCTAGACGAAGAATCTGGACAATATTGGGTGAGCTATCAAGTGTATTGTGATGAGTATAGTTTGAAGGAGGACAATCCTTGAAATCAATTTCGGTGAAGGATGTTCGTCTTATTTCTGCACTCAGTCACCTCTCAGATTTTGAAGTAGTCCATCCAGATTTTGATGCAACGGTAAATCCTTATTTGTTTGAATATGGGTTTGACTTGTCGAAGGGTTTGTTTTATACTGTGTCACATCATAGACGACTAGATAGGAGTGCTTGTACAGGGTTCGTTATCACTGGTGAAGTACGTTGTGATGCAGCTTTCCGCCTATCACCCTTCTGTTCTGTGGAAGACAGGTTGATTGCAGCAGGAAAGTATGACCAATCGTTGGCAAGGGAACTGGCAGCAATGTGCAATGTCGCACAATCAAACTACGGTGTGTCCTTTGCTTTGGACAATGAAGAGGAAAAAGAATTGTATCAGGATCAAGAAACGATTGATAAGATTGAAGATGAGTTGGAAGCTCTAGAGGCTGTGTTGCTCAACATTCGTGGCAATCAGCATCGACGCGATGGTTCTTTGAAGCGTCCACAAGACTACCACTTTGAGGAACCTCGTGAGAAAGAGCGCCGTAAGAAGAAAAACCGTGTGTCTCTCAAACACCGTGAAGTAGCTTAAACAAAACGCTTGACAGAAGCTTTGTCTGTATGTAGAATGTCTTCTGTCGAGTGACAAACAACAAAAGGAGAAACAAATGAAATTTCTAGGAATCATCCCTGTAGCAATCTACTTCGCACTAATCGTAGGTTGGGTGTTGAATATTGTATCACTGTTCCACATGCTTGATGGCCCTGTTACAGCAATGTTTATCATGCGTGCTGTAGGTGTGTTTGCTGCACCTCTGGGTGGTGTGTTGGGCTATTTTTAAGGGGGATGTATGAAATTCGGTCAAGAGCAACTTGAATTCATTGCAAAGCATTTCAAGCCCATCGGAGATATTCGTGCTGTACGAGATGGAATTGTAGAGAAGAGTGATATTGTATGGTGGCGAGCGGATTATGGGCCTAAGTCTGTGACAGGTTTCTCAGAAGGACAACATTGGGACAACATGCTTCGTGGGTGGGAGTACTATCAGATTGAAGAACCAAAATACGGCTATATTGATTAAGGACAAACAATGACGAAACAGAATAAGAATGTAAAGAAGCGCACTCTGGCGAAAGCTATCACTGCGTTGCATTTGCGTGGTGAGAAAGCGGCTGCAAGCACTACGCCACAGCATGGGAAGAAAGATGCCAATCGATTGTACACGAAGAACAAACGTGGCAGCAAAGACAGCCGACAGGCTATTAAGAAGTCTAAGGAGAGTGTATGACCACTGCACGTAAAGAGAACGAATCTTTTGAAGATTACAAAGTACGTCAGAAAGAAGACGCCATAGCTCTGAAAGCTTTCAAGCAAGGCACTCTGTTCTGGGATAGTTATTATCAAGGTACTTACATCAATCATGAGAAACAGGCTGCACGCAAACTGAAAGCACAGAAAGGTAACTAATGACTAAACTAATTGAATACAGTCGTGAAGTGATGCCCCTCGTTAGAAAGCTGCAAGACCAGAAGGATGCTCTTAAAGCACAAAAGGAGTCTGACGAGCAAGTTGTTTTGCTACAACAAAATGTCAAGATTGCGCAAAAAGCACTTGCGGAGCATCTTGAAAGTGACGATAGTGTAACGGCAATGTTGCAGGAAATTAAGGAGACTTCTAAAGAAATCCAACAGGCTGTGAAGGCTGCTTCTAAAGGTAGTGGGTACAAGAGCAAGGAATTGAAATCGTATTTCTTCGACCGTGCCAAAGAAGATGCTGTAGTTAAGAAAGTGGTGATTGGTAAGCTGTACGACCAACTCAATGACGAAATTAACGAATAATTTACAATAAAGGAAATTCCATGTCTATCCTCGTTCAAGCCCAAACCCTGCTTACCATCTTGAGCTATGCATCCGAAGTGATCCAATCCGTAGAAGCTGTCTCCGCTGGTGCTGCTGGCGCAGATAAGAAAACTTTGGCGCTGTCCGTCATTCGGAGCATATATGATGCGACGGCTCCCGCCGTCCCTTTCGATTCCCTGTACAACCAAGTGTCGGGCATTGTGGATGCGCTGGTGAGTTTCTACAACACGATTGGTAAGTTTGCTAAGTCGCTGAAGCAAGCTGCATAAAAGAAAGCCACAAACCTTTGCAGGCTGTGGCTTAAAAGGAAGATGTCTACAAACATCTAACATAACAATCTGCGTTTTGTAAAACAAATCTACACCAAGGGGAGCTTCCTGTCAAGGGATAGCTCCTCTTTTAATTTATGCATGAATAAGTGACAACAAGTTTCCCGTTCTCATTTGCTCTGGAAAACATCGTATTGCTCAACTTTTCCATTCGTGCTATTGTGCTTGAGCCATTCTCGCGCTCGTTCAAGAACGTCGTCAGAGAGGGTGCTAGAAGCTCCTGTAGAGGTATCTCCACCTTTGCTGACATGTGGCACGACAGGAGACTCTTGGGCAGCACTGGAGGCTTCTGAAGGGCTAGGCAGAGCTTGTTGGGCTTCTCGTACGGAAGTCTCTCGCACGGCTGCTGGTTTGAAGCCCAAGCGGTGGTTGGTGATAAAAAGAATGACTGTGTTGACCCCAAAATACAGCAGACCAGCAAGCATGTAACATGTCTGCGAATCCAGTGGAATGTTGACCCCAAAAGCTTTTCCAAGTTCTACTCCTACAAGCAGCAAGGACACTAAGGCAGGTACGACCACTGATTGCTGCTTCAGCCAGAATTCTTTGTTGGCTACCTGCTTACCTGATTGAAACAACTCCCACAGGAGCTTCATTTTACCGAACATAATTTTTCCTCAATTCCTCTAGTGACAAATTTGGCAACTGGAAGTGAGCCATCTCTTTGAACGTCTCCCACCTTCCGGCCCACTCCATTCCTAGTTGCTCTCCGATACATCCACACTTAACAAACAACTTTGTGTCATTCCAGATAGCTTTACCATTGATGATTGGTACGAAGTCAAATGCCACTCGGAAGTTGTGGTAAGATTGTCCCGGCTTTGCATTGGTTAATCTGCTTCCGGGTTTAGTCCTACCTTGATCGTACAGAGCTTGTTGCGATTCATAGTCACGATATGTGGACGTAATGATGACATCAATTCCATTCTTCTTACACAACTCAATGAATGCTTTGCATTTCTCTTGCATCTCTGGAACAAGGTCTTCTACCTTGCGGGAATTTATCATTTGTTCTCCTTAATGAAATTGTCCAGCTTGTCATTAAGGCGTTGCAGAGACTCCCTGATAGATTCCATTGCCATACGCATTTCCTCGCGTGACGCATACTTCTCAGCCACAACTACTTTGAAATCGCTGAAATCCTTCTGAGTGTCCTTCACTTGCCCCTTCAAATCCGTAATCATCGACCACAATACAACTCCCAACATACTAAGTAAAATAGATAATATCGGCCAGACCGCTGTTAAACTTTCCATATTAAATTCCCTCTGATTTCTTGCAATGATCTTTATCAAAAACGTCTAAGAGTTTGCATAGTCTGCATCCCCATAATTTATTTTCCTTCATGGCTCTATAAGCCCTGCTGCTAATTGTCTCTCTAGATCTTCCGTTAAAGCTTGTGTTAGCAAGCCTATCAAATGCTACACCAATCTCCCAAGCCTTTTCAGGATTGAATATAATTGAATGTAGCAATCGGATGACAGAGAACAATCCCGCTAGACAGCAGATGAGCCAAACAATGATTAGCTTGGCTCGTTCCATCATTCAGGCCATGTGAAAGGGGGCATCATAGATACAGCCTCTTCTGGAGATGGCATGGGGTGTTCGCCTTGCTGCACGGCTTCTAGGTAATCGTAAGCGCTAGCCCATGTTTGTGCCATCCACTGTTGCAGAGCATTGCCTTCTGCGCGGAAACGCTCACAGCGTTCAAATAGTGGAGATGCTTCGCCAACAATTGGTGTTGCACTGGCATATGCACAAGCACTCTTGATATCGTCGTATCCACGAGATTGAGCTACTGCGTCTAATGATCGTTGAATAGCATCTGCACCCTGTTTAACTACGGTGGCAGCATCAGGAACATCTGCGGGTGTAGGTGTGTTACCATCTTCTAGCCATATTAGATAGGCATCGTAATCTTTGTTTCCCACTGCGACAGGAATGAGAGCGCCATCTGATTCGCGTGTAATGAAAGAGGATTGTCTTGAAAGTTTGTACATTTCTGTTAGAGATTCCATTAAAGCATCCTAGCGTTGGCTGTTATATGCACATACCATGCTGACCCTGCCGCTGGCGTGAATAGTGAGTTATTATTCAGTGTCACAATGCAGGACGTATCCCCTTGAGCTAGAGTTCCCGCAACAGTTTCAGTACCGCCAGCTTCACGCCACACACCACCATTAGTTGACATAGGGTTATATGCGGTGTAAGAGGGAATAGACCGCATGACGCCGTGTTCCCATCTAGCAAAGTGGTACGCTGAAATACCATTACCACCTACAAACAAAGCCCCTCCCTGACCTGCATTATTCGCCACTGCTGTAGCTTGTGCAAAAGTCTTTCGATAATATCTTTGGCAAGCCACAATTTCCTCTTCTATGGGTTTAGGCTCAAACAGTGTGGCTTGCGACCCCACTTGTGTGTAAACACCTGTCAAAGTAAACTGCGCTCCCGCCGTAGCAGAAAGTTTCGTGCCTGTTGTGGCAGCTACAAAATTACCATTCTGCCATGCGTCCAATGTGGCTGTCTGAAATGTGCTTCCGCTACCTAAGTCAAATGTCAGAAGCAATCCTAGAGAGGCTGCGGTACTCCACGTTCCTGTAGTATCACCGGGCACTACAAAAGATACCCTAGTGGGAATATTTGCCACGAGAGCGAAGAGGTGACAGTATGATCGTGTGGCTGATGCTGCATTTCTAAGAGATACACAATAGTTACCTGTCACTGTACTTACCGCAACAAAACTTATAGTGATAGGCTGTGCAGAGGAAGTGCCCCAACCAAGACCTGCCAACCGAGTACCTTCTATTGGTTGAGACACACTGATGGCGTCACTTGCCACAGAAGTGCCTGTAGTGGTATTCGTCAACCTAAGTGCCATTCTGTATCCCGGTAATGGGGAGAATACCTGTTGTCCAACCAAAGTTGTTCCGTTAGTGCGTGTGTTAACAGTAAGCCACTGATCTACAGGATATACAACTGCACCATTGGCAGCTTGAGTTACCCCCGCTCCAATAAATTCTTGACAGACAGCCATATCGGCGTTGATGACAAGATTTTTCAGACTTGTAGGAACAACTTGTTGCCAATTAACCGTGTCCAAAGCAGGATCAATACTTGTGACACTATTTGGAGTAGTTTTTCGGTAAGTGAGGAAGTTAAGCAAACTAAATACTGCTGTACCTTTAGTGTATGATGTTCCACTCACCCATAACGTTGCACTAGCTGTAGCTACAATAGTGGCTTGTGCAGCAGATGCAATTGTAGATGCTGTAGAGGCCACGCTGGCGGCGGTATTAACTTCCCCAGCAACAAGATTAGTCTGTGTTACAAAATTTGGCAACGCACCAAGCAAAGCATCTGATGCAGACACGAATGTTGCAGCGTCTTGTGTGCGGGATGGTACAGGAGTTGGGAGTGGAGTAATTGTTGTCATTTATTGCCCTTCATGTTATGTTAGCCCCTCTAATTGAATTGTGCATATCGAGTATGTTGGGTATGCAATCTCTATAGAGAAATCTTTGTAGAATCCGTACACGAGTGCGGAATTATATTTCCCACTACCAATATACAATGTTGGCCTAGCTCTGACGCTAGATAATAGGTTTTGAATCCCATCCACTTCTGTTGGTTCTACATATACAGTGAAATCAGCACGATTACTAAATGCTCGCTCTACGATACTATAATTGCCGAAAGCATCACGCTCTTTAATGGAATAATCTTGAATACCTAATCTAGCACCATGCTCAACACCAAGTTTATCTGCTGAAATATCTCTACCTAGGCCAAGAATACATGCCCCGCACATAGCTGTACCGCCAGTATTATTTATAACGATTGTCAATGTAGCAGCACCATATAATGGTAAGCCCTCAAACAACACATTAGTTTGCCTGTCAATTGGAGTGAAGAAATAACTGTACCAATCGATAATACCTGTGTTGGAAGTGAGTATTTGTGTTTGGTCATACACTGTACCATCTACAGTGTTCATAACGACCCGAATGGAGAATGCTGAAACATTCAAGAGTGCTATCGTATTGAAATAAACACCGGATGTGGTAAGTGTTGTAACAATTGTGTTTGAACTGCTTGTCTGACTTTGAACGCTTGTGTCAAACATTTTCCACTTATTTGTACTACCTGTGTCAATCCAATAATCTGTGTTAGTTACTGGAATATTGTAGTTGGTATTTAGTGTGTGAACACCGGATTGTGCACCACTTGTGTTAATTGGTGCCCCACCGGGAGTAGCTGACACGGAAAAACTATTACCTGTTATTGGTAGAACATATACCGTTGTACCCGCAACAAGCCCTGTAGGAAGTGATCCTGTCGTTGTCAAAACTATGGGCTGATTTACTGCTATCGCAGTTCCAGCCGGAAAAGTAACAACACAAGGAGATGCAATTGTGAGAGTGACAGCAACTTGCGCACCAATAGCTGCCCTGTATGTTTTGTGTATATTTGTACCGACAAATCTAACGTCTGTTCCTATTGTATATCCTGTTGTGGTAGAATACGCAGAGAAATCATTTTCAGATACGTTAGAAGATGTCAACACGCTATCTGTGATAGCAATGGGTTGAACAATTTTCATATTTCTCCTGAGGAGGAAGGGCGGAAGCCCTTCCCATTTTAAGCTGCTACATCTCTTGTCTCTGGAATACCTTCACCATCCCACTTGCGATTGATCTTCAGCATTTCAGTTAGCTTCTGTACAGTAGCCAAATCACCAGCTTTGATACTTTCATCAAGCCTAGAAATAGCAGCAACAACATCTGCGCTACTCATATTACCCGACGGTCCACTATCGAGTCTGCGCATCAACTCTGCATTATCGGATTTAGGAATAATTCTTTCCCCCTCGTGTACCATTGCTGGCATATCGTAAGGGACGTAATTTGTACCAACAGCGAAAGGATGAAGTCCTTTGTACTCGTCACTACTCATGAAACCATTAGACAATTGCTCAACAGACCAACCAGATTTTGCGAGTCTAACCCATCCCGCCACACCCCCTTCCTCGCCTTCTCGGCCAAGATATTGCCTGTACAAACCCTTCACCATTTCCTCTGTAGGGTCAGGAGGTGGGACATACGCGGGGATGGGCGGCGGCACGGGGGGCGGTGCATTTTTATTTGCCAGAGCAGTAGTAAGTGCAGAGATAGAAGTAGCGAATGCCGATATTGCTTGATCTACAGATAACACTGTTGTATCAATCCCCTTCAAAACATCTAATTGACCTTTAGCGTCTTGGAGAGTTTTATCAGCGTTTGTTTGAATTGCATCTAGTATATCATTCAAACGGTCAACTGTCAATTGTGCAAGATCAAGCTGTGAAGATGCATTGCTCTGTAGCTTATTTAAATCGTCTGCTGTCTTAGCTTGATCGAAAGCATACTCTGCAAATGTGCTAAAGAACTTCTCTGATGGTTTGGAGATGTCTTTCAGAGCATTAGACAATCCAGCCACTTTAGTTACATCTGCACCGCTGTTAGCAGCATTACTAATCAACGCTTGAGCACTCTTTCTTCGCGCAATATCCAATGCAGTTGATTCCACTTTCGTAGAAGCTATTGCACTGGTGATAGCATCAAAGACAGATTTAATAGCCGCAACATTCTTCGTAGCAATATCAAGTCTTGCTTTAGCATCTACTGTCAATAACTTAGCTTGGTCATTTACAGCTTTTTCAAGCTTGCTATAAGCGTTTTCTGCATTAGTGACAGCCTTGTCATAAGCTGCACCTACAGTGTCTACAGCGTTACTAAGTTGATCTGCTGCATCTGACACTTGACCGAAGATTGGTGCTAGATCAAGCAGGGAATTAAACAATGATGCTTGTGCAGCATTCGTCAAATCCAAACTGTCCACAAGAGCTTTGAATCCAGCTTTAGAAGTTGGCATAGCTACATTCAACTCTTTGAATGCATCAGCCAGAGCTTTTTGTACAGGGGCTAATTTCTGAGCGTCATCGTAGATAGCAGAAACATATGCGGCAGTTTTGTTTGTCAGTGCATCAGCACCACCTGCCAGATTAAGCAGCATTTCTCTAACTTTAGCAGAACCCAATCCAGCGCTCCCAAAAACTTGTTCCACAGTTTTGCCAAGAATATTTGCAACATTATTTGTTGCAGTAAATTCAGAAGACAGGCGCTCAAGCGTCTTAGATGCTGTCTCGCCTTGCATTGCAAATTGTCCAAGATTAGGTACGAGTCTGTTGGCAAATTCATCTCCCAAGTCCGTAAAGAACTTTCCAACAGCTTCTTGGTTCTTTTGTTCGTCTGATCCAAAAGCAATATCAAAAGACTTCTTAAATCCATCAAGAGCTTGCCCACCTTCACCTAAGCTTTTAGCAAAAGCTATGGATACAACTTTGATGCTGTCAAACCCATTGGTAAATGTGTTTACTAGGTCTGGTGCAAGAGCTTGTTGATTCGTATATCGTTTATCGCTACGGAACCAGCCACCTTTTTCAATAATATTTTGATAGGTGTTACCACTCACTCCGTCATCCCCAACAGTGCCTCTAATACCGGCACTTTCTACTTTTGGATTAGCACGACCAAACAATTTTGTATTAATGCTTGCGCCTGTAAGAATATTTGCCAGAGCACCACCAACACCTACCTTCTGCAACAAACTGTTAAGCGCCAATGGAACGGCACCCACCATCTTACCAAGAGCATTAGTTGTACCGTTGTTAGGGTCAAATCCTTCTTTGCGGAAACCATTTGCAGCTTGCATGCCCGCGACAATCCATCCAACAATTGGGATTGCTGCGGCTGCACTAGAACCAGCAGACAAAGCACCCGTAGCTGCACTCCCTGCTGCACCACTAGCTTGAGCCGCAGCTACGGCTTGTGCTGCTTGTGTGGTGGTTAGCTGCATACCTGCACCAAAGGATGTAACCGCAGATGCTCCAAATGTCTGTCCTAATCCTTGTATGGCTGAACCAAGGCTAGAAGCAATTCCACTAGAGAATCCACTGTAAATAGCTTTACCAGCGCTAAACAATGTACTAGCTGTGCTCAAGGCACCTAAAGCGCTACCCCCACCAGAAGACCCTGCCTCAGATGAGCCTCCACCTAGCGCGCTGGCTGCTTGTGCCAAGCCTCCCATACCCAAACTACTGCCAACACTAGCCACAACATTCAACAGGAATGGCTTTGCAAACTCTTTCTTGATATAATCAATAATCGTCTTCTTGAACATATCCCGGATGGAGTTTGTTAAACTCTTCCAAATAGATGTTCCCTTATCAAAGATGTGGTCAAATCCTGCCAAACCTGTGTCAACAATACTGTTTACAGTTTTCTTCCAATCTTCTAACTCGACATTGTGCATCTTCAGCTTGGTTGTTTCATCAATCTGTGCAATAGCTTTTTCAGATGCAACGAAAGCTTGTTCATAAGCGTCCAAAGCTCTCTTATCTCCAGATTCAGCAGCAGACTTGGCTTGTGCCAAATTCATTGCAATGATCTTCTTCTGAGCGTCAGCTTTAATTTCAACCTTTTTCTTTTCACTATCTGCAAATGCCAGAAGGCTATCAGCTTCAGCTTTGATTTCTTCTTCCGCAGCGCTTGCACCAATCTTTGTAATATTGTCGATAGCCTTAGCTACAGTTTCATATGCTGCTGCTTTCAAATACTGATTAGCAATTGTGCGCTCTGCTGCGTCATTCAAATCAAGCTCTGCAACTTTTGCTCTAGCCAAATCAAGTGCTGTAGCTTTTGCTTTAGAGCCATACTCGCCCATTGCGTTAGCTTGCTCAATAAGTTGTGCTGCGCGAGTGTTAGAAGCTGTCGTAGCAGATTCAAACCTCTTCAGTTTGTCAGCAGCTTTAACATTCTCGTCAAGAGCTTTTGCACGTAACAGCAAAGCGTCAGTTTCATCTTTAGTCAAACCAATACGGGTAGCCAATGCAGAAGCTTCACGACCATATTGTCCAATAACGTCTTTAGTACCATTTACAATACTGTCTTTGTACGCTGTATAGCCAGCTACGCCGTCTTGTAATTTCTTGTTAAAATCTTCAAAAGCTTTAGCACGATCTTCATCAAACTTCAGATTATCCTTTGCAACAGCAGATGCCAACACATTCATTTGGAATTCTTGAAGCTTGGCAGCAGACATTCCTTTAGATGCTTTAGCAGCAGCTTCAGAGTTCAATGCTGCAAGTGCCTCTTGCGTAGCCACTTCTCCAGCAACCATTGCACCAACAGAACCTTCTTCTTTAAGCAAGGCAATTCGTGCAGCATGGCCTGCTACCCATTTGTTGTTGGAGTCAATCAGAGCTTCAAAGAAATTGTTGCTAGACTTCTCCTTAGTACCATCGAAAGTTTGTGTACCTGCATTAGCTTTAGCAAGAGCATCTTTATCTACTTGTTGTTGCTTCAACAAATCCCCTTGCTTTTGTGTGCCAACCACAATACGATCAACAACAGCAGAGGCTTTATTCTGAAAATCAACTTGAGCTTTCAGGGCGTCATTAACTTTGTTCTGTGCTTCTACAACAGCTTTAGCTTCAACAGAGCCGGTTTTGTCAAACGTGTAATCTTTAACCTTCTTTACATCAAAGTTGTCCTGAGCTTTGAATAATGCAGCTTGTGCTGCGGTCGTTGCATCTTGGAGATACATCTTCTGTTTCTCAAGAGCCAATTTCTTTGTAGATTCTGCTTGCGCGTCGGTCAGGGTTTTGCCTGCCGACAGCCCTTTATTAACTTCTTCAATACGTTTGGCTTCAGCTTCCAGAGAACCTAAGAAGTCATTGTTATTTACATCAGCAAGCTTGCGTGTAGATTCTGCCAGTTCATCTGTAGAAGTTTTAGCTTTCTTTGTGTGGGCTTCGTAAAGTAGCCAACCAGTGGTAATCAAGCTGAGTGCGATACCAATACCCGGAAGCGCTTTAGCCGCCAAGCTTACAGCCGTGATACCAGCAGCCCCAACTTCAGCGGCAGTACCCGCAGCAAGGAAGCTTGTAGCCAAACCTGTGACAACAGTGATAAGTCCTGTTACTACTGGAATCAAACGAGTGAACAAAGCTCCGCCAGCCGTGGCAGCGCCAACAGCAAGGAACCCTTCAGCCACCGCCGTTAGCAATGGGATGTTATCAGCAATAACCTTAGACAGAGTTACAAAGCCGCTTGCAATGTTTGACAGAGTGGTGCGGAAATCATCAGATGCAAACACAGAGCGAAGCTGTTGTGCAATTGCTACGATGGATGGTTCAAGTTCTTTGAATACACCCACAAACACTGTAGACAAAGTGTTACCTACAGACTTAATTTGATTCTCTGCGGTCAAAGCTTGTTGTGCTGCTACGAGAGCAGAAGTACCTGCTGCACTACCAATTTGCCCTTGAATCTCTTCAAGTTTGTTGGCATACTTTGTGGTATCATCTGCTGCCTGATTTACCAAGTCGCGCATCGATTCGACATCGCGCAGAGCACGTTCGCCAAAGATGTTAGTAATGATAGCTTTCTGCGACTTCAAATCAAATTTGTCAAGCGATTTAGAAAACTCTTCAAATGCTGGTACAATAGCTTTAGCCTTGCCATTTACGTCTTGGAAAGAGAAACCGAGGGCATCCAAAGCCAATTTAGCTTTCTCTGTAGAACCTTGCGAGTTAGCATAGAAGTTTGTAATAGCTGTACCGGCAGCAGTGTTTTTGATACCAAGCTGTGCCAATGCTGCAGTTTGTGTTAGAATATCTTCAAACGATGCACCATATAATTTGTTTACTACAGACGCACGTTTAACAGCTTCCGCGATAGAATCAACGGATGCCAAGGAAATGTTAGCTGCTTTTGTAATACCGTCAGCTAGATAATCATACTGTTGTGCTGTAGCGCCTACGGCTGTGCCGATTGTTACAAGAGATTCAGCAGCTTTCTCTATTGTAGAACCACCCGCTGTGGCAAGATTCAAAGCTGCACCAATAGCACTCACAGCATCTTTAGCTTTCAAGCCAGCAAGAATCAATACTTCAAAAGCTTTACTAACTTCTTGTGGACCGTAGATGCCTTGTCCAATATCTGTAATAGCGTTGCGCAATTCAATCGTTTCAGCTATACTTGCCTCACCTTTGAGGCGGATTGCTTCTAGTGTGTTCTCTACTTCTGCACCAACACTGACAATCTGCTTCAGAGAGTAGCCTATGGCTGCGCCAGCAGCTAGTGGTGCCAGATTACCATATGTCAGCCATAAAGCTCCTAGAGAGCCGGATAAGCCCCTTGCTGCGGCTTGTGCGTCAGACATTGCTACAGTGTGCTGCCGGATTGTTGTAGTGCTCTGTGTGACGCTGGACGAGCTTTGAGCAAGCTTGCTACTCATTGTAGCAATCTCTGCTGACAGCTTGCTAATCGAGCCTGTGAGGGCTTTCATAGCTGTGTCAGAGGCGATAGTGGTGCGATTGACTACGGAGAGTGCATCAGTGATAGCTTTCGTACCAGACACACTTGCGGAGAACTTCTGTACCATCTGCTCTACAGACGCGACAAGTTTCAACACTTTCTTTTCAGTGCTGTCTGCTGCATTGCCAAGTTTGTCTAGTTCTGTGGAGGCTTTTGTGATACCATCGCTGGTAACACGTATGTTCAAATTATCTATTGTGCTACCAGCCATAGTTTAGTTCTTTCCCATTGATCGTATTGTCTTCATCCATTGCAATGCTTTGCGGAGTTCTGCTTCTTCGTCAATTTCATCTTCTTCCTTCTCAGGAGAATATGGCGCTGGACGTTGCGGGTCAGTGGCGCGAGAATACTCTGCGCAATATGCTTCTGACATTTTGATGATTGTTTCTTTTTCCCAAATGGAGAGTTCTAGTTTATTTTCTAATCTCCATGCTCTCAATTTCTCCCAATCCAAAGGGATCAAGCCCATCCCTGTAGATGTAGCCTGCCCACTATGAAAAAAAAGCTCAAGCAATGAGCTACAAGCCGGATCAATTTCTGGCATTATGGCTTCTGCTTGAGCTTCATTGTCATCGCCAGATTTGAGAGCTTCTAGGCGGGATTGTTTTTGTTCGGTAGGTGTTGCACCATACCAACCCAACTGCTTGCAATAGAGTAGGAGACTTACTCGGCAGTCTTCATAAAAGAAAGAGGATTTCCAATGAACTCTTGCACCTGATCACGAATCCATGCTACACTCTCATCTGCATACAGTGTTTTGAATTGTTCTGGAGTGGAGATTGGTTGTTCGTCTTCATCTACAAAGTTGGAAGTAGACACAGACAGAGCTACGAGGAAGTCCAGAGATTCTTGGCGTTTTTCTTCCAGAGTAGATTCACGTTTGCCACGTTTGTTTGCTTTGGTCATCAGAGCGTCTACAGCTTTACGATGCTTGGCACTTGCTTGCCCGTACATGGTAATGCTCACTGGTTTATTTTCGACCTCTAGTTCAACGCCCGTTTCAGGGTCTACCAGATTCAGAGTTGCGGTTTCTTCGTATACTTTAGTTTTATAGTTAAATGCCATTTGTAGATTCCTTTGAGTTATGTTATATTTATACTGCTTGTTGCTCCGAGCTATGTTGCTCGTTTAGTTGTAGAAATAGCTGTTCAATGTGAAGTCTTGCTATTTCTGGGTCAAGGTCATAGAAGCACTCTGTACTTCCTGAGAAAGAATGTTTTGGTTGGTCATACAGTTTGCGGAAGTGTTTTAGTGATGTTTGTTCCAACTCTAAAATAAATCCACCATTCTCAGAATACATGGTATGATAAACTGCGAAGTTTAAACCTGATTTTCTGTTTATGTCTCTTAGTCTACCTAGAGATGGGAGTTTGTTTGTGATGCCTATTTTGGTCAAGTCACCATCTTGCAGAATATAGAGATGGGATGGAGATAATCTATCGTATCCATGTTGAGCACAAGTTGTACAACCTCTTCCGGCCTTGTGGCTACCTGCTTTTATTTTAAACACTCCGTGAGCAGGGCATGTAACTTTCATCAGAACGTCTTGTCCTTCGTAGCTGTCACAGTATTCGTAAGTGTAGAAATTTGCGTGGGTTTCTTTACAGTCAACCAACCATTCATCTAGTGTACTTCGGCGCTTAATGCTTCGCTCTACTAAGCTGCACTTTTGACAGCTATGCCCTAGTTTGTGATTTGATGCGCGAACTTTAAATTCGCCGTGGTCTGGGCAAACTACCGTTATTTTACTCTTATTACCCATATTCTGTGGTAAGATGTATGTATATTTGTTTGAGTAGATTTCACCAAACTCTTGTAACCACAACTCTTTAGACTTCTTCCTAGATGTGATACAACGTTCAATCCCACACTCCCGACAACCATACCCACTCTTGTGACCAGAGGGTGTTATAAGAAAATCTCCATGAATGGAACAAGTCACAATGGATTTTTCTTTAGCTGTCTTGTACACAAACTTTTCATATGTGTACTTACCTTCAAACATTTGTTCAAATTCCTTGATTCGTTTTGCAACGTCTACTACAATGCTCATAAAGCCTTTCTTATTAAGTCTATATTATAAACGGAATAAGAGAGGCTTTACGGTTCCTCTCTAGGAAACAAAAGAGACACAAACAGTGTCTCTTAGATATAAAGATTGTACCACACAATCAAACTATCGTCAAGTTTCCTTACACTGTGATGATCGAATTGTCAATATCAAAAGTGAAGTTAAAACCCAAAATCTGGTCAGCCGTGCCAACGTTTGTTTGATTGGTTGTAACAATACCTGTGAAATAGTCAGTTTGGCCTAGTGCAGCGGGATATACAATCTTGCAAGGGGTGGACAGACGCGACGTAAAGGCGGTACGTACGCCATCAAGTGCGGAACTTGTACTACGGGCACCCGTGAGTTGCAGAGTACCATAGTTCACAGAACCAGCACGTTTTACGACGGCAGCGGTATCAACAGGGATGTGGTTAACCACAGTGGTTGTGCCACCAAGTTGACCAATGTTTGTAATGTCCGGCAAAATTTGCCAAGAAAGTGCGGCGAAGCCCGCTGCATCGTATGTTGCAGGAGTTTGTCCAACAGCCAAATAAACTTTAGTTGTTGCACTGGTCATCGCCAAAGAAGTTGCTACAGGCATATTATATTTCCTTTAAAAATTATCGAGTAACGTATGCGACCAAACCGCTTGCACCAGTCATCGTAATCGTACCAGACAGATATGCAGAGATAGAGTCAAGACGAATAACTTTACGTGCAGCAGCAGCTACAGTAATGCTATAACCTGCGGAGACATCCACAGTAGCGCCCAAGCCGTCTGGGGCGATTGTTGTGGCCGAAGCACCATCAATGTTCAGCGTCAGCGAGCCACCCGTAGGATTATGCAGATGCAGTTCTTGACGGTCGCCAGAAGTGTAAGTAAGAGTGTCAGAAGCGCCCAACGTAGTAGGCGTAATTGTTACAGGAGTGTTTGCTCCGGTAATTGTGTGTGGAGCTAGAGCCGCCATATTGATTTCCTTTTTAAATTACTTTGCAAAGTAGTTTGTTTGTTATATACTCTCGTATATGAGTTTTCAGCTTTCCTGCCTATAACTGACTGTAACAGGAACGACTCTGAAATTTGCGTCAATCATTGCGCGACCAATCTGAGGATGTTGTTCAATACTCACTGTTGCGAATGCTTGTTTATTATCTGCTGGATAGAGGTCTGCCACCATCTGTGCCAGTTCTTCTACACGCTTGCTCCCTTGACCATCTGGACAACAGATGTTAATCTGTATCATGCCACGAATGCGTTTGCGAGAGAACTCCACGTTAGGGTTGGTTGTAGAAGAGTCTAGAAAGAAAAGTTGAACATACTCTGTTACTTTACTTCTGTCGAAAGGTTTCCCTTCAATAGACCTAGCGATATTGTTTGCTGTACAGAATGTACCTAGAACAGTTTCTAGTTCTGAACGAATTGTCATGTTTTCATACTCCCTTTCACAAAGGTGATAGCGTTGCGAATTGGGGCATAGGGGCCGAAGAAGCCTGTGTAGCCATCTTTCCTAGGCCATCCAAGATATTCAACACGATAGCTGTATGAGAGATTGTTTGAGATGCTGATATAGCCATCCCAACCTAGGAAAGCATTGGACGCCTTCAAATCTTCAATGCGATATCTGCTACCGGATGCAGACTCATCAGGAGATGTGCCAACAGTGTTGTTATCAGAATTAACTCCGAAGTACCAACTGTTGGCGAACAAACCTTTTGCGTACACGCCCGGATACAGAGCATCATCTTGTAGGGGAGAATAATCAATGATCTTGTTTGCAAACTGAATCACTGTCTTGATTGCTTCATCATTCACATTCTTCTTTACAGCTTGAATGTTTTTCTTTAAGCTATCAGCAAATCCCATATGACTCCTTAATGTCCATGATTATACATCCTACAAGCAATATTGTCAATTTTTGGTAATATCTTCTTCATACACATATACATCTTTGACAAGAGTGCGTACAATACCTGACACATCTACAAGCTGCACATCATAGTAGAACAACCCTACAATGTCTGACTGCTGTGCATTCGGAGCAAATCCGACCACGCCATTTACAGCATCTATCATGATTCCATTAAGCTGATAAATCTGTGTAGAATCATCTGCTGGATTTCTGACGGAGCTTAATGTCATCGTCAACGTACTACCAGAAAGATCAACAGACAACCCATTGGTCTTGCTACTAATTACGCCTTGATCTGCATAAGTGTCACCTCTAACTCTGTTTATTTGATCTGTACGACCATTTGTATTTGACCAAATTATTTCCAATCTATCACCAATGCCAATTCCTCCGCTACCCATAATAACTAATGCTGTTAACCCTTGTGCAAGAGCACCACCTACAGAGGTTGTGATTGTTACATTACCAATCTGATTGTCCACACTCGCTGAAGCACCAGAAGCGTTAGCATTACCAACAGTGCATGTAATAGTTACAGGGCTAGTACCTACACCAACAGTGATTGTTGCAGTGCTGCCCGCTGCATTAGCGTTACCTGCTACACAATTTATTGTCACACTTCCTGTTGTACTAATAGAGGCAGTTCTACCTGCTGCGTTAGCGTTACCTACAGCACATGTTATAGTTACAGGAACTAATGTGACGTTCAAGATTATAGGCGCTGTACCAACATCCACACCATCTACATAACCGCGCATAGTAACTGTTGTGTTAGCTCCAGTGTACTTGAATGAACCATCTTCATTCATGAACATGCCACTAGGAAGAGGCTCTGGAACAAACCTTACTTGCTTGTTTGCGTCAGTAGGTAAGGAAAGCCAATTGTAGCCTGCTGCGGAACCGTCTCGTCCGGTTGAAGGGACAACAGATGCCAGCACACCGTATGCACGATTGCCACAAACAACTTTACCAGTGATTAGGCTGGCAGAATCTACGCGAACAGTAATACCGCTAGGGTCTAGCACTGCCGGGGGTGGTGGAGATGTTACAGAAGCAGGTGATACGGACCAAACAGGGTTTGCGTTGAAGCCGGCTGATAGTGTTGAGTAGTTCGATGCGCCAGTCATCCGGGTATAGGCGGCGTCCGCGCCAGTCGCGCCATGACGTACCGCATAAGCAATGGCCGGTATCAGATTGGCCCACACGCCTTTTTCAGCGGGACCGTAATCAGTGGTGTTGTAATACAGTGCGTTGACGGTGGGCGTGATATTCTGTGGCCCCACCGATGTGCCAGTATAGGCCGCTGCATCATCGGCGTACCATGGTCCCGCACCACTTTGAAAATTAGGTGTGGTTGATGGTGAAGCAGAATACTCGTACACGCCAGCGCGCTCAAATCTATAACCTGATGTAGTGCCTAGCCTATGTACAACAGATTTTGCCTTCCACGCAAAAAACGCAGCCATCTTGGTTTTAGCAGTAGAAGAAATTGGCATATCGAATGCCAGTGCCATTCCCCATGCTGCTGTTCCAAAATCTTGCTGCCAGATAGGTATCATGCGCCTATCTGTAGCGACATCAGTGTATATTTCATCTGCGGCAGGCTCTATAATGCCGAAAGGATTATTAGATTGTGCCACATAGATTTGATGGAAATATTCACAGTTGGCCTCAACGCTGGCGATCAGTTCGCTGCGCAGCGCATCCCCTGTATCCGGCGTGGCGGCCAGCGCCTGTGCCAGCGTGCGGAAACGCCAAGCGCCCTGCCTCGTCTGCGTCATGGAATTGCAGATGCCGGACGCGCCACTGAAGCCCGCTCGTGGCGTGTAAGCCGGTGTACCGTTACCCCCACCACGTACCCAGTCGGTGAGGGTGAAATGATTGGCTGTAGTGGCGAACTGCGTCTCTTCCTTGAAGTAGAAACGTCCGGTTAGCAGATATGCCATGTAACCCACACTCGGAGAGTGGGAGGCATCCCATGCTGGCCCATTGCCACCAGTTGGCACAGGTGTATAACTGCTGGTAGTAGAGGCACCCATATCTTTGATGCCTGACTCTGTGCCACCATTTAATACTGTTGTAGGGTAGGTAGAGAAAGCCGGTGGACGCTGTGTTGTTTCATCCCGAAAGTGAATGCAGTAGCGGCCTGCACTGTAGCCGTTGCGCACCACTGACGCATATAGGGCTGGACGGTCGGTTGCATTCGACACCAGATACAGCACATCATGTTCCGGCAGCAGGCCAATCGGACGCTGATAGCCGGATGATGGCATGGAGTCCGAACTATAGTCGAAATTTCCTTGCTGAAGGGGAGTATACGTTGCCGCCTGCGCCGGTATGTTCCCACCACCAGCAGGCAATACGGCGCTATAGCTAGGCACCATTTCGGTAGCTTGCATGTAGGTTGGATCGACCAGCGGCGTCACGCCAGGCTCGGCACCCAACCAGTATGACAACGCCGTGCCATTGATCAGCACGGTGCGCTGATGGTGTTTCAGGTCGATCGCGCCGCTATAGCGGGATGTGCCGCCCAGTGTGAAGGCATACGTGTCTGATTTATTGGTCGGCGCAGCCACGCGGAAATAACCATTCTCAATCCACGGCAGTACGTTGACTTCTCCACCTGAATATAGTCGAACTTCCAGCCACGCGACCAGATGCGGATCACTTCCAACAGACTTGCGGTATATCCAGCTACTCATTTTGGGGCCGCTAACCCACGACTGAAACGGAGAATCCCAATCTGTCGTGGACCACGACACAGAGCCAAAGCTGCCTGCATCCGTACTTACCGTGATACCTGTTGCCTTAAGGTCTGTAGTTGTGAGAGCTGTTCCCGCAGAAGGAATACCAATAGACAATGTAACTGTCAGCGCGGTATTTGCCACCAAAGAAGCTCTGCCGGAAATAATAGCAAATTTCAAAGAGCCATCAGGCCATGTATTCTTTGGTACAACCTGCATCTCAGAAATACTACCTACAACTTGGGAGCCAGCAGGTACATCACCTTTTTTAAATGCATGACCAAGTGAAAACGGAGCCTGTGACTGAGTGGTTGCAGATTTCAGTGTAAATGATGTTATACTCATTGTGCTGTTACCTTGATAGACCCCTCGTCCCCACTATCTACAATTGGAATTACCCTATAGACAGTGGTAGGACTTATAAGAGCATCACTAATTGCTGCGAGTAAGCCAGTGGAACTTGTTGTTAATCCAGTTTTAGTAAGAACTAAACTACCAGCGACAGTTTGAATTAGCACAGTAACATTTGTTTGACTGGCCCAAGGCGAAGCAGTGTTATTGCCAAGAGATAGTGCTGGAATTGTTCCAAGAGTAGGTGAAGCAGTTGTTACACTAGCAGACAAAGCAGGAGTGGAGCGATTACCTGCTGCGTCATATGCTCTTACACGAACAGCATATGCGGTAGATTGTGTAAGCCCTGTAATTGCTTTCGTAAGGACATTACCCGCATCTGCATAAGTGCTACCGCCATTGATACTATACTCGTACCCTGTTACAGCCACATTATCGGAGCCAGCAGGCCACGAAATTGTAAAACCTGTCAATGTAATCGCACTAGATGTAATAGAACCAGCCAACACAGGAAGAGTTACATCAGAAGACGCACTTGTTGTAACAGCTAAAGAAAGAGGTGTTGCACGATTACCTGCTGCGTCATATGCTCTTACTTTGGTATTGTACAGAGTACTGGCTGTCAAACCTGTAACTGCTTTTGTCAGCACATTTCCTACATCACTGTATGTACTACCATTGTCAATACTATACTCGTACCCTGTTACAGCCACATTGTCAGAAGCAGCAGGCCAATTCAATGTAAATCCACCACTTGTTACAGAGGAAGAAGTGAGACTACCATTCATTGTTGGCACCGTTACATCTGGTGCTGCTGATGTTGTTACAGCGAGGGATAATGGAGTAGCTTTATTTGCGGCGGCGTCATACGCACGCACACGAGTGTTGTATAATGTGGAGGGAGCTAATCCTGTCACAGCTTTAGTGAGAACATTACCCGCATCTAAGTACGTTGTGCCTGCATCTGTACTATATTCATAGCCTGTAACAGCAGTATCATCGGATGCTGCAATCCAGCTAAGAGTGAACCCTGTAGAAGTGATGGAGCTAGATGTAATAGAACCATTCATTGTTGGTGCAGTTGTATCAGGAACAGTGCGGCTGATAGGGTGCACACCAGCATCCGTTACACCACCCACAGCAGTCATGGTACGTGAGCCGCCAATGGATGTGTAGGTGCCGCCGGAATTGTAAGTCTTAAAAGTCCAACCATCAACCCACCCAGCGGTGGCTTCAGGCTTAACCGTATCGGTCAGCAGTCCAGTAATTTGTGTCGGGGTTAGTGCAGTGTTGAACCAGTGCGCTTCAGCCACTTTTCCGTTTGCAAAATTAAACGGCGCTACGCTGGCATAATGCAACGCACCAATTACACAGAGGTCATGCTGTGATGTTTCATCTATGGTTGTACCACTGTTTGGGTATGCAGTATTATCACCAAAATAAACGTCCCAAGTTGTTGTACTTGTGAACGTAACCACGGCTAATTTCAGTGTTGACGTTATATTGTCAGTAGCCTGTAATGCCGATGCAGAATTACCTGATGCGCGGTTCGTAGCGTACTTGCTAGTGTGATTTGCATCTGTCCAAAATGCACTAAATCGGCTCCCTGTGCTATGGCTTTGGCTGATATAAAATGAATCACCTGTGCCAGCATCACGCGACATCCACAGCATCATGGAGAATGGGAAGCCGGAGACAATTTTATTTGGGTACTCAAGATACCCTGTTCCATCTAATTTAAGTGCCATTTGTTCCGCCCATTAAGAAGTTTTTATAAAATACCACTGCCCACTACCGGACGGATTGATAACTATACCCTTTAGCAGTTTATGGTATTTAAGACGCCCATTAATACCCGCATTAGGGGCCGCATCCAACGTAGCTGACCCAGCCGCGAAATTGAACAGCGACATATCCCACGTTGTAGTATTGTTTGGTGTAATGACGTAGATATGACCTTGCGATGTACTGTAACCCGATGTCCAGTAGAAGACATCAAGGTCAGTGTTGTAAGTCATACCTGCGTATGAACTAACCAATGCCTCTGACACAAACTGGCTATAAGCTGCACTAGAATTAAAAGTAACTGTTTGCTCGACCCCGCCTGTACAAGCCCATTTACCTGCTACCAGAGTGTTACTCGGTCCTGCTGGACCGCCATCGCCCCACAGTAGTGTAAACATCTGGTCGCGCAAACTATCATACGAAACCGGATAACGTGCACCAACGGTTGGGGTGGTATTATTTGTCAAATATGTTTTTGACGTAGTGCTGACCCGTTTAAAGCCATTAGTCCATATCTCACCACGCAGCGTGTCGATAACAGTACCAAAACCTGTGGCATCAATATATGGCCAAGTGCCGGGAGCGTCCCATAAGTTAGTTACTGGATTGAAGCCATCGGATGCCTGTACATTAAATCCGTTAGGCCATGTTCCAGAGCCACCAATCATTATAAAAAGATCGGTGATATGATCCCAATGCCAATGATCATACATATGCCGGGAACCGGGCTTTCCATCTGCATAGTAAAAGCCATCGGTAATTAACTGGCCCACAGGGGTAGGTGTGTTTACTACACTCCAGCTTGGAGTGTCCGCAGTTGCATTGAACTTAGTGACACCATTCCAATACCCATCACCATGACCGGCTTGTGGGCCTACGAAAATCTCGCCTGTTGTCTGCCTGATATCAAACGAACCCCACGCTGTCATGGTGGCACCACCACCATTGGTAATACCGGGAATGGCAACAACCTTGTTGACCGTGTTACCAGATGCGGTCAGCCACGCTGGAGTAGCCCCTCCCCCACCAGAAGGAGTCATTCCACCATAAATACTAAGTCCATCCACCGATCCGTAAGTTTTAGAAATAGGAGTAACCATTTCATCTCCTAAACTAAATTAAACAGCAGTGAGTGTCAGAATATCGTTTGTACCGTTGGCCCAATCAACAGTGAGAGAACCAGTAACCAAAGAGATAGTGCCCGACGAACTAAACTCTACAAAACCTAATGCGCGTTTGTTTGTATCTGTGTTGTTATAAATAATACCGTAAGCACCGTTAGTAAATCCAGATACATCTTGTGGCAGGGACAAAATATCTGCACGCAACGTAGGGATACCACTGACGAGCGTATAAGATTTGTTCGACAGCACTTGTGGGCCAGTATAAACAGAGCCAGAAGTATTCACTTGGCTAGATGCAAAGTTAGTGGTGCCTGTGCCACCCCAATGAGGGGCTGCTGTTGCCGATGTGGGAACTGTGGAAGTTGTGACAATACCGATGCGAATATCATCAGAGCTAAGATTATGAACTTTATTGCCGAGGTCCATCAAACCTTGATTGAACCATTTTACTGTGCCGGTTGCCATGTTATTTTCCTTTTAATTGCGAACGTAGAGTTCGTAGTAGAGAACGTCTGTCATTGTGGGATTGAACTCTTTCACCGTCACAATGCGAAAAATCTTTGTACCAAGTTGAAGCTTGTCTGCTGATGGATCAATATCTGTTATGTATTGTGATGGTGCTAAAAACACTTGTTTGTCACCAGAGCGTACGAGTGTTTGTCCAGCAGTGCCATCCCCTTGTTCCTTGCGGATATAATCAAAAGGCATTGCACGCATGTTGTAGCGAGTTTCTGTGACGATATTTTCTGATGTGGCATCATCGTAGACGGATGTAGTTTTGATGAGGACGGCGGATGTGCTCCAGCCTTGTTCAGTGAAAAATTCGGAGACTACTGAATGGAAGTCGGAAGTGCTCATACTTCCCACCATCTTGTTTGTTGATCTTTTTGTCCTGCTAAGTCATGTAGACGTTCTGTGACAGTTTGACCCCACCAAGCACTATTCCAGTCTGATACGAAGTCTTTTAGAGGACTGTCACCATTTTGATCGTCAGTAATAAGATAGGGAAGTGCTGTATAAGACATCAGAGCAGGATTGCTGATTGTGTCAATCAAGAATGTGCGGTAATTTGCAAAGGCTTCAGCACCCCAAATTTCTAGCTGCACCATCTTTTTATGAGACTTGAACGCTAGTTGAGCAAGGACATATTGAGCACAAGTTTGGGCCGCAGCAGGAAGGTTCCCACTATTGTCATTGATTGTTACTTGGATTATTTCGTCGCTAAGAAACGGGATGTCTGAGACATCGCCAATTCTGTAGCGAATCTTACCTACGCCAGTTGTAATGTCGATACTCATTTATTCTCCTAGTTGTGTTGACAAAAGACCCTCGTAAGAAGGTCTTTCAGCAATCTAACTATTAGTTAGAAGTCGTAACTTTAATCAGCGATGCAGGACGAGTGCAGAACAGGAGTGGCGAACTCTCCATTTCAAATTCAACGAATTCGTCTTTAGGGTCTACATAACTACGAACAAACAGTTCTTGACCGGGTTGATTGGCTTCCGACAGTTTGCTGGACGGACCATTGTAGCCACGGAACAGGTCTTTGACACCTTCAGCGTATGCAATACCTTCGTCAGCATTGAACGCGACTTCTGTGGTGCCGTTTGGCAGGTTGAAAGTTGCATCATAAGATACAAACTCTACGCCACGGAAATTGAACGAATCGGTAATACCCCACTGCATGTACTGCGACAGATCATCACGCAGCAATTGCTTACCACTGTTGATGTAGTATTGATAAGCATTTTTCATGTTAGGATGGCTGATTAGCTTGTCGAAGAAGCTTGGATCAACCAGAACTTGAACACCCGATATAGAACCGCCATTCTTCACGTTGGTCGAAATAGCCTTCTTCAGCAGACGCAGCTTTTGATCAATGTTTGTCGTGGTTGTACCCAGAACAAAGTCAATCGTAGTTTGCGAGATACCAAATTCAGAGTACATATCTGCCATAACAATACCGTCAGGTGTTTTGGAAACACCTTTCAAAGCTTGAATTTTCATGTACTCATTGGTAGCATCCCAAATGCGGCGCATATCTTCAAACTTCTCAGCCGTTGCACGAGCCAGAGTTTCTTCCATCACACCACCCGGAACGCGCCAGCCTTGGATATCCTCATTAGTCAGACGGTCAGCATGTTTGAAGTAGGCCAGTTTCAGGGCGAACGTGTCAGCAGTGCGCTCCTTGCCTTGTGTCGAGGCATTTGTACCACGAACCACTTGGGGCAGCAGAGTGATGTTGCTGTAGTCTTTATCAAACACAATTGCAGTTTGCGAAGTGGATTTCACATTAAACAGGTTGCGGCTGTTGATGAAACCGTATTGCAATGGAGTTTCAGTGATACCATCTACGAAGTCGGTTTCTTTGAAACTATTGAAATAGTCACGAATAATAGTCATTTATATATTTCCTTTTAATGCACGTTAATTAAACGCGGGTACGAGTAACAATGCGGCGTGCATTGAGTTTTTCTTGGACATACGATTTCTGCGTAGCTGACAGCGTGTCCTTATACAGCAGGCTTGCACCAACAACGCCAGCCCAGCCACGCGACAGAACAGTCATCGAATAGTCAGTAGCGGTAGTCAGCGATGGCAGGTCTTTAACGCTCTCAATAACCACTGCTACATAAGTAGGCAGAGTAGCTACGTCAGCAGCAGCAATCCATTTCCACTTGTAAGTACCAGCAACAGCGATGGTTGCTGAATCGCCAGCTACAGCAGCAGTACCACCAGCGGTGATCGTGAACGACAGACCCATACCAGCTTCGCCATTAACAGCCGTACCAGTAGCACCAGCGGTCAGCAGAACACCTTGTGGGTTATACAGATTGAAGGTTGTGGCAGCAGTGAACACGATACGATAGTTACCAACTTCAGCAGGATCAGTGATAGTGACAGCGCTGCAAGTGAAGTTACCAGTGTTGGTATCAGCAGTATATGTGCCAGTACCGGAAGTGATGGTACGACGGACAGCAGCACCTACATCCATACCCGTTTCAAAAGTTACGGTGACGTTTTCGCGGCAAACACCATATTCAGCGTTTTCTTCAAAAGCCAGTACACCAGACAGTTTATTCGATCGCGAGGCGATTTTTGTCATAATATTTCCTTATTGATTAAATTAAGATATTGCATTTATGTGACGCCTCTTGCGTCGGCATTCCCTGCCGGGATGATTCGTACTCTTGTTTAAACAAAACCCACTCTACATCTTCGGAAGGAACCCATCCAGATTTGAACATTTTAAACATACAGGTAATTTTAGAATACTCGTAGCCAAGTTGCTTTGCGATGTGGGAGTGGCTTGTGTTCTGAACATAGACTAAATAAATAGCGTCTGCATTAACCCAAACATCCCTCTTTGCTGCAACGTGGTTCCAAGGAAATGTAGAACGATTCCTAGCTGTTTCCGACATTCTAATCTTAGTCTCTTCAGAAAGAACCTTACCCAATTTTGCAGCAGACATCTTGAGTTTCGTTTCTTCAGTAAACTTCCTACCTTTGTGGATAGCAGATATTTTGTCAGAAAACTCTTTAGGTCTTGTTATACCCATTTTAGAATCTGACATCTTTTTACGAGTCTCATCAGAAGCAACGTGGCCCTTCTTAATAGCAGAAATCTTTGCTTTAAACTCATCTGTATGCTTAAACCCAAGAGTAGGATTATCCCCACCTACACCATGATTCCACCCTATATGTGCAGCAGGTCTATACATATTTTCCACTAGCATACAGGCTTCATTGTCTAATTCATGCAAGACAGTCAGGACAATAGATTCACCATATTTTCTCATCGCTGTGTATAGGTGACGGTTATTTCCAACTTTAGCATGTCGCTGATGTTGTTTAAATCTCTTTTCCACATGTTGTGAAGTTATACCTATGTATCCTTCAGAAAGCGGGTCAACATGTGAAGCGAGATGTATCCAATACACAAAAGCCATGTTATTTTTTATTCTGCGACTTTATGAAGGTATTGAAGTGGATAGGCTTTTTATCAGCTTTCACTTGACCTTCAATACCTTGCTCTACAAAAGATTTCTCTTCTTTTACAGCAAGTTCTTTTTGGATGCCGAACACTTCAGCAAATTCAGCGTCTTCCATCATGTTAGCAAACTTGGCAAACTTAGTAGCTTTTTCGTCACCGAATTCTGCTGTCAGTTGGTTCATGCGAGCTTCCACTTTTTCATTGTGTGCTTTAGCAATTGCATCTTTAGTAGCTTGTTCTGCTACAGCTTTAGCTTCTGCAAATTGACCAAGTTGTTTCTTCAGTTCGTCAATTTGGCACATTGCTTCGGTCAGAGCCGTTTCTTGTGCTTCCATCTCACTAATCATTGCTTGGAACTCTGCACTATCTTTAAAGCTAACTTCTACTTGGGCTTGAGCCATAGTTTCTTCCTTCTTTTCAGGCTCAACGGCCCGTTTCATAATCGCGTCTAGAAATTTCATTCAGTTGCTCCGTTAATAATATAATCAACAAACTCTGTACGTGTCATAATCTTGTTGACCAGACCCATTGACAGAGCATCTTCCGCCGTGTAAACTTTCGCTTGCGTGGCTTTCAAATCTTCTACAGAAATGTTTGTGTACTTGGATACGTGGGCACGGAATGCATCACCTAGCGTAGCTACTTTGGTATTCAAGTCTTCAATGAAGCCTTCTTTCCAAGAACCATCATCATCAAAAGGAACTTTACTGGTGCCGTCAGTAATGAATGTCCGTTGATATCCGGCTTGTTCAAGAGCTTTGGAGTCGTTAATCAAGCAGATCAGTACTCCAATCGAACCTGCTTCACCGTAAGGATTAACAACTACCTCATCACATGCACAAATGATTGCGTACATCGCCGAGCAAGCGCATCCGTCAATATACCCATACAGTTTTACACCATTGTCATCGCACATTTGACGCAATTGGTCAGTTGATTCAAAGCATCCATATGCCTCACCACCCCCGCTGTCACAGTCAATGACAATAGTTTTTGCACCTTGTGAGATAAGTTCTTCGGCTTGGTCAAGCATCATTTCGTATGAATAACCTCCGCACCAACCTTCCCATCCTGTAGTACGATAAGTGAGAGGACCACGAATAGTGATTACACCTACACCCTTTGCATCATCCAAATCTGGAGAAACATCGTCACTTTCGTTGTCACCATCTGGAAAGGTCATTAGACCCGCGTTGCGATGGTCTAGATAGGACTCTATAGCTAGAAATCCTTCTTTGGAAATTAGTTGAGGCCGATTCTTCAGAGAAGCTGTAAGCCTAAGCAATTTATGTTTATTACTCATTGTTTTCCTTGTCAGGCATTTTCTTTATTCGACACACTGCTGTCTGAGCCTCCCGGTTTCTTACTTGTACCCTCACCTGCCGTCTTCATTCCATCACCTGCACGAGATTGCATGTCCTCTGGGAATAGCTTCTCATCTAGTGGCATATCTTCAGGAATCTCTTCAACTCCCATGGCTTCCAATACTTTGTTGACAACGGCATGTGTGCGTGGAAGAATACCAACCGATTTAGTACGTTGTACAAGCTTACCAAGTTCGTCCCAATCCACAGAAACAATATCCTTAAACTCAAACGTAGCCATTCTGTCAGTATCCCAACCGTTCAACTCATATAAGGAACGCATCAGATCACTATTTAAAACAGAACGAATCTCTTTGAGACGGTATTCAACAGCCATTGCCAGAAGGTTTTCTTTACTGGATGCCAGAGAATATGAACCTTGCCCAGCACTGCCAAGTTTTACAACATCAACACTAAGCGCTGTAAGAATGTCTGTTTGCAGAGCTTCAATTACTTTGGGAATGTCAAAAGACTTGCCATATTTAGCTTCCAACAATTTTATGTCAATTGTCGGGTGCCCATTCTCGTCATTCATCAGAGGGTAGACAATACCTGATTGAGTACCTTTGACAAGGTTATTAGCCATGTCGATGAATTGTTGTGCTGCTGCTTTCTTCTCGTCTGTAGCTTGTGGATCAAGCAAAGCTGGAGGAACTCCGATGCAAGGGATGCCCTGCAAGTCCTTACTGATACCCAACATGAGTTGATCCTTGAGCAAACTCATTTGTTTGTATGGTAAGAACACTGCTTTAAGTAAACTACGACCTTGTGGGTTTCCTTTAGTGGAATCAGCAGAGAAGATTAGAATTTTATTGCGATCAATGCGCAATACCCCATCTTCATTCGTCAGTTGTTGATAGCGCTGTGGCTGTTCTAAGTTCCAGAGAGATTGTCCGATTGCTTGCAGGTCGCGGCCATCATCGGAGTAATACCAACGATAGATTGTATCTTGGGAACGAGGGGAAAGTTTGCGGAGACCGATTTTGCCATCGTTGAATTTGCTGCCATTCTTTTTAAGGCGGCGGCGATATACTTTCTCAGTTATTTGGAATCCATATCTGAGATATGTAATTACTTCCGTAATAAACTCTTTCCAACTGCCTTCCATGTCGTTCATACACGATTCAACAAATTCGGCACGAGCTTTCTCAGTTTCATCTGCATCTTCTGGAGGCTCTACACACCATTCAACTCCGTTTGCCATCATTGTATAGACGTTGAAGGCTGTGGAGATGGTCGGGTCGTTCGCCAATTCGTCCACAACTTTCAGGATGTTGGGCCATTGGAATAACTTTTGTCGTTCTTCTAGAATCTGTTTTGCATATACTCTTAGGCCAGAATATCCAAATTCACCTAAAGCAACACGCGGGACTGCATTGTCAGGATCGGCTGCTAGTGCTGCCGAATTGGCTTTTTTAGCTGCCATATAACTCCTTTTTATTCATTAAGCAAGATTGTAGCATGTAAGCAACTCTGTGTCAAGTTTCTGTACAGAGTTGCTTGTTTGTGATACTACAGGGAGGGGATAGGTGATGGTTGCGTTAAATTCGGCATAGAAAAATTAGGCATTGTTTGGTTCCTAGCTAATGTCACAAAACTGTCACTCACACTATCCACTTGGTCATCCTTCTGTACCTTCTGTATCTTTAAGTCAGAAGAGAAGCTCTCAAGCTCTTTAAAGAAGGCGTCATTCCAATCCCCTCTGACAACCTTCATGGCCCCAGCTTCTGCCATTGCACAAAATGGCAAGAACCTTGTTAGTTTAGACTTACCAGCGACAGTGGACGCTGTTTTACAAGTTATCCCGTTCTCTGCCAGCTTAGTCTTGTACAGGTACACAGCGCTTTTACCTGCTGCACCGGGATCGACAGGGATCACAACAGAGCATTCTTCAACACCATCAGCATGAGCAGTTTCAATAACCTTACGTAGCACTCTGTCCGTAGTCTCTTGAATTCGTACAATATCCTCTACGTAATATACCCCCATAGAGTCCCTTGCCATTTTCGCGCCTACAGTAAAGTCAGGGTTGTTGGTTTTGGTTTTTGCTTCACTGGCAAAGTCCCAAGCCCTTACTCTGGTTGCTTTGACGGGGGCAGCTTCTACAATTTCTACCCACGATCTATCGAAGAACATACTTCCTTGCTCGCGCGCCGTCCACGATCCATGAAGGAATTTTAACTGATTGACGTAAGGCTGAGATAACAGGTTTGCCAAATAGCTGTTATTCTTCGGTGGTAGTAAGTAGGGATTATCAAAAACATTTGTTGGAATAAATCTGAAACTCTTAGGCATGAATAATCGAGTTTTCTCTTCTTTAGAGAAGGCATTCAACTGAGATTCAGTCATGCCGTGTGCATAAATTAAACCCTTCTCTCTTCCATACAATTCGTAGCACTCTTCTGGACTATCGGCCCATTTAGCTACATTATCTTCCACACAGAACCATCTAATTCGGTTTTCTGTACCATCTACTGGAACACCTGTGTCCGGGTCTAGGGAGTAGTCTACCCAATTCTTCAGGAAACTGTTAATATCAGGATTGCAAGTGAGGATAAGTTGCGGGTGGATTGTAGAGCCAACGGTACGGAGGCGAGATTGAAGGAACAATATTTGCTTCTCTGTCCACTTATCAGCAGCCTCATCCACCATAATTCTAGTAAGCTGGGAGCCTTGCCAAGAACCTAAATCCTCGTCACAAGATATTGCGGAGAATCCAATTGTTGCACCACTGGGAAACTCCCAAAGTTGTGCTTGCGTTTTGTAAGGAGTTTTGGTAAAATCAGAATAGATGTCTTTAGATGTATCAATCAAGCCACCTTGCCTCTTTAATTCGGGGGCGTACCTTCGTAAAATTGCACAACGAAAGCTTCTATCTTTAATACCGTCTAGGTTTTTAATCAAGCAAACTGCCGATTTACCACCCCCGGCACCTCCACCTAGCAATATCACATCAGTAGTTTTATCAGCTAGGATGATTTGCTGCTTGGCAGAAATTGGCCCATAGGTTTTCTTTTTAGCCATAAATCTCCTTGGAAACAACAAAAACCGCCTCTTGGACGGTTTCATAAAATTAGGTGTCTATCAGCCACTCTATACCACAGAGATATCTGTTCCGTGATTCCTGCCAATAAACGTGATAGCCAAGCTGCTATCCTCTCCGCAAAACATTAGTACGTGTATAGCTCACGTTCGCTTTCCATCAGTCTTCGACAACAGTGCTGCAACCAAAATTAGTTATTTCTTACAAGTAAAACACTCGTAATACCATCCACAATCCCAAATACCAAGTTTCCCTAGACAAGTGGGGCAGACATCTTTCTCTAACAGAGTAGACGCTACAAAGTTCTCCCGCTTATTCTTCTCAAACACTTCCCATTTCTCTTCTATGGAAAGCTGTTTCTTTCCGAAAATAGCGTCCCAATTATCGGAATATGTTTCTTTGCTTACTTCGCTAGGACGTTTCCAGCTACCCTTGCCAGCCTCTTCATGAAATGACATAGTTTTCTCCTTATGTTATTGCTCCGTCAACTACTCTTGAATCAGGTATCTCACTGAAACATGTTTATAGCCAGTCCGAAGACTTTAGGGAACGTCTTCCCATTTCTATAAAGTCCCAAATGGGAACTCTGGAGCAGACAGAGAAAATCGAATTCTACTCTGCGAACCTTGGAAGGGTTGCGACACACCTTGTGTTTGCCTGCGTTGTTGGTGCTCTCTGTAGGATTTTAACCTACGCGGGATTTCTCCTCCGGGTTACAAAGCCGGTGCAATCGGACACTATGCGAAGAGAGCTTTAATCTGGCGGAAGATGTTGGAATCGAACCAACGCACCCATTTCTGAATGACAGTTTAGCAAACTGCTGCATTAACCTCTCTGCCAATCTTCCTTATTTCTCCAAAAGCTCAACTCTTCCTCGCTATGTAGAGGAGGGCTACACATCGTCTCAAAGGAGCTTTTGGAGAAATGCCCTCTTTTGGAAGGCACTTTGTTGCAGAATGGGTAACGTCTTTCATTTCCATCTCCCTACAACACAAACAGGATATTAACACCAATTAGCTTAGTTGTCAAGTTCTTTGTTTGTATCTGGCATTTCTACTGTCTGATTATCCCTAAAGTCCGGGTGGATATTCTCAAAGTCAAGCTGCGGAGTATCGTCATCATCTGTACTCCCGCCTCCAAGCACGCCCCTCACCCTTACTTCCGCAATCTTCCTCGTAATCTCATCTTTGTTTCTTTGTTCAATGATTTTAGCATGGAAGTCCAGATAGTCTTTAGCAGCAGCCCTACGCTCTTTAGGATCATTGTTTTTATTAGTTGCTACGTCTGCCAGAACATCCAACATCTCTTCTACACACTTAGCAGACTTCTTTATAGCTTTGTCTAGCTCATGACCACCAGAGCGCAGGAAGCTGCCATTGTCTGTTGTTTTCACTTTAAAGCTGCCTACAGGACGCCCACCCTTGCGTTTCTCTTCTACTTGCTCTACAATAACTCCATCTGAAGCATTGTTTTCTGTGTCCTCTGTCATTGTATTCACTCCTAAAGACATTAATGTAGCATATAAGAGACATTCTGTCAATTCGTGCTTCTTGACAGAAACAGCCCTACAGAGTACAATTCGTAGAAATTCACAAACAAAGAGGAGAAAATGTGCCATCGCACTATGTAGATGTAGAGGAATTTGTAGCAAACTATGAATATACAGAGGAAGAACCCGCTGTATTTGACGACAATTTTATTAACCACCTTAAACAAGGAGAAGACAATTGAAACAAGAAAAAGTTATTCTGGATGCAGGTTTTCCATGTGCTCTGTACGAATTGCAACAAGCTTTTGAGGATGGGTGGCGTCTGAGCCAACAACGTGAGCCTATTTATATTGCTGGGCTGTATGAAATTGTTGTTGAAAAAGAGGAATCTGTGGAGGAAACACCAGAGGTGAAACCTGTTGCAGAAACGCAACAACCTGCTGCCAAGCGTGGCCCTAAACCAAAAGGCTAACCAATGGAAGTCAAATTTGAGAATGGCCCTGTGCCTATCTACAAGCTCCGTAAAGGAATTCTTGTAAAATATGAGGATGATTTCTTTCACATTGAGTATGTTTATCGTGATAGTGCAGGCCATATTAAAATCACTTTGAGAGGAGCTTTTGAGGAAGTGGATGTACTGCCTAAGTTTGTAGATTGGCTTGAGCCGATGTAAAATTGACAAATGACTCTCTGGGTGCTATTCTCAGAGGGTCTTTAATTATTTGTGAGGAACAAACATAATGTCGAAATCAGCGAGTCGTTTTACGCGGAAAAGTAAGATTGATAAAGAAGTGCCCCCTGTACACAAAGATAAATTTCAGGAGGAAACGGCCTCACAACCCGTAGTGCCTAAATTTGAGGCAAAGACACAGAATCAGAAGCTTGCACTTGCCTATTTGCGAGAGGGTAAAACTGTTGTATCCCTACAAGGTAGTGCTGGTGTGGGTAAAAGTATTCTCGCTGCTTTCTGGGCTAGTACACAACTGAAGCAGAAGAAAGTAGAAGAAATTATCCTTATTCGCCCTAATATTTTGAATGGTAAAACAATCGGCCTGCTTTCAGGAGACGAAAAGCAGAAGCTTGAGCCGTTCATGGCACAAACAATGGCACACTTCAAGAAGTTCCTCGGCACAGCATACCTCACATACTGCGTAAACAAAGGAATTATACAAACTCGTGCATTTGAATATGTTCGCGGGCGTTCTTTTGAGAATTGCATTGTCATAGTTGAAGAGGCACAAGGACTCACGCCAGAAGAGTACGAAACACTTCTTACTCGTGTTGGAGAAGGAACACAACTAATTCTGACGGGTGACAGCAGGCAAATTAATAAGGGCTTCAACACAGGAATGGACGTTACGTTCAAGATGATTGAAGACGCTGTGCAGAATGAATATGATTTCTTGGATGATGAAGACCTTGATTGTTTGAATGATTCTGTTGGTGTTGTGCACTTCACGCCAGATGATATCCTGAGAAGCGGTTTCTGCCGAGCTATTGTGAAACTATACTACTATAAATAAGGAGAAACAATGAAACAAGATAAACGAGCAGACTTCCTAAAAATGTTTCAGCAAGAGCCAGATGAATTCCTCCCTGTCTCAACTCCTATCGCATACAGCCACATGTTCCGCCTCAACCGTGTATTTGAAGACATCTCGCAATTCAGTGCTTTGATTGACACTCTGGAGCAAGCTGGCGAGGGTGACATCATTCAAATTCGGCTTGCAAGCCCCGGTGGTAGTTTGGACGCAATCATTCCAGTGCTTGCTGCTATGGAAGGAACAGATGCTTTTGTGCACTGTCACGTAGATACATCTATTGCAAGTGCTGCTACATTCATTATGCTTCAAGGTGATATGATTACATTCAATCCTTTGGCAGATGTAATGCTACACAATATTTCCTTTGGAGCAGGCGGTAGCGGTGGAAATGTAGAAGCAAGAGTGAATCATATCATCAAAACTTCCAACAAGCTAATCAAAGAGACATACAAGGATTTTGTTAGTGATGCCGAGATGGAACGTCTTCTGAACGGACTTGAACTGTATTTCACTGCGGAAGAATGCACAGAACGTCTGAAGGCCCGCGATGCTCTGCGTAAGAAAGAGGACGAGTCTATAGAGGATGATCCAAAGATAGTTGGAGAAGACATGGTGAAATTCATCGAAGACAATCCTGAATTGTTTAAAGAACCTGTGAAGACAGCACGTAAACCAAAGGCACCCAAATGATTATTCTTAAAGTCTGATCCATCTAAAGAGGTTTCATGCCCACCTATCCTAACGGACGGTGGGTTTCTTTTTGCACAAAACGCTTGTGTTGTAGAAGAAGCTGTGATACAGTAGCTACACATTACAAATTTAGGAGAGTAATATGATTGTTTACGGATTCTACTACAACTCTTGCATCCATGAGAGTGCTGCTGGTCTTCAAAGCCTACATACAAATAAAGAAGGTGCTGAGAAAGCTATGGCACAGTTTGTTAAAGAGCACTTGGAAGACATTGAAGAAAGTAATAAGTGGTGTTTGGAGAATGAAATGGAGGAATGTGTTCGTGATGTTTCTCTCTATGATTGGCAACAAGTGTTTGTAGAGGAAATTGAGGTGAAAGAGTGAATATCTTTTTAGTATCCGATACACATTTCAGCCACAAAGGGATTGTCAATTTCCTTCGTGCAGACGGTGTTACGAAAGAACGCCCTTGGGATAACATTGAAGAAATGGATGAGGCTCTTGTAAAGAATTGGAATAGTGTTGTGTCTCCAAAGGATAAGGTGTATCATCTTGGGGATGTTTGTATCAATCGTTCTGCACTGAAGATTCTTAGTAGGCTAAACGGAGAGAAGCGACTGATTAAGGGAAACCATGATATCTTCCGTGTGGAGGAATATGCCGAGTATTTCAAGGATATTCGTGCTGTTCATACGTTGAATGAATTTATTCTTTCTCATATTCCGTTGCACTCCGTATATGTGGAGGAACGGTGGAAAGGAAATATCCACGGACACCTGCACAGTGGAAGGGTTACTACAGTGGATTATGTTTGTGGGGATATGTTTGAAGTAATTGATCCACGTTATCTCTGTGTCTCTGTAGAACAAATTAACTACACACCAATCAGCTTTGAAGAAGCTAAGAAACGTTTTGAGGAACAGCAATGAAATTTAAACTTTACCGAATTAATGAGCAAGGTTTGGAAGAATTTCTTCTTATGAAATCTTATCCATACATTCAGTTTGAACAGTATTCTCCTGTGGCGCGTTTCTACCCTCGTGAGAATTCTTCTGTTCATGAGTGCTGCGGTGTATTCCATGTGCCCGCTGGTATGTTTGCAACTTTGGAGACTGAATGAGTGATTTTCTTAATACATACCAACGAGCAATTTTTGATAGCCAAAATTCTGGGCAAATTAAAATTCTAAACACTCTGGAGATTCGTAAGTATCTTCAAGGATGGTTTTACAATGTTGGGAGCGAGGGTGATATTGAAATGGATGTGTTGAGGGCTTTTAGTGATAAGCACTCTCTTGTTGATTGGTTTGGTACTGACAACATCCAGTATGATCCTGATTTCGCAGTAGACGTAGCAGAGGGGATTGTTAATGAGTAATGTAATTCATCTTGTGGGAGGAGGGATGTTTGACTTCAATTATCCAGAACGTAGCGTTTACAGCATTACAGACATTGCACGCAACCTGTCTCACCTGTGCCGCTTCACTGGTTCTGTAAAGACTCTTTATAGCGTCGCACAGCATTCTTGGTATGTGTCTATGCTTCTAGAGAAATGGGGTCATCCAGAACTAGCTATGGAAGGGCTACTTCACGATAGTTCTGAAGCTTTCCTAGGAGACGTAGCATCACCATTGAAACAAATGCTGCCAGAATATAAAAAGATTGAGCACAAATGTGAGAAAGCAATCTTTGAGAAATATGAACTAGAGTTCCCTATGGATCGTATAACGAAAGACGCAGACAACGCTGTATTCGTAGCAGAGCGTCAGCAATTGCAACCATTGTGTCCACAGGACTTCGGTGGTATAGAGGCTGCTCCTTTCAAGATTGTTCCTTGGAATAGCCAGAAGGCTGAGAAGGAATTTATGAAACGATTCGTTGAGCTTGGAGGAGAGATTAAGTGAGAAAGTTTTTACACTACATAGTATTTCCAGTTGCATTAGGCGCAACACTAGTATTGGGCAGTATTACATGTGACACTTGGCAGTATTGGGTTGTTGTCTTCTTGTATATCTTTAAAGTGGAGCTTAAATGAGAGCACGTAATAAATCATTTCATGAGCACAACGGCGAGCACATCCTACGTCTTGTAGGAATAACCCTTGCAGCTTGTTTCTTTCCAGTCATTCTAAAAGCAATTGGTTGTCTGATTGTTGGGATTGTGTTGGCTTGTATGTTTGTTGATTTGTATAAGAATATTTGAGGAGAACAGAATGCGGGATGCCGACAATCACGCTGGATGGGCTGTACAAATGCTCACTGACGGAGGCTGGATTCAGGTGACATCAGTTTGGAAACATAGATTTAATGCTGAGTTCCTGATGAAGAATAAGATAGATCAAGATGTTCTTTGGAAGAGACAGAAGATGGAATATCGTGTTGTGGAGGCTTTGTGCTGATTATTAAAGAGCACAAGAGTGCTTCCTATTCTCCACGTACATACCACAATGCTTCTGTGGCTGACATCACAATGGCGCTCGCTGTAGACCACAATACAGCAGGAGAGAAATGTACACAGAAGGCTGCTGGCGATAAGATTGTGAAATTGTATAGTGGTGAGGGTATCGGTAATATTGAGCTTGCTCGTCAACTATATTTCGCTATGAAGAAACTTGACGCACATTCTGTAAATGTCGCTGGTAATGGTATTTACACTTGGAGTAAACGAGGATTCGACCAACAAGATGTGAATCAAGCAGTCCATTACATTCTTTCTCTTGTACACCAACATTGGCCTATCACTAAGATTGTCTGTGGAGGGCAGACAGGCACAGACCTTGCTGGTGCTATAGCTGCCTATAAATTAGGTATTGATTGTGAGATGACATTACCTAAAGGCTTCAAGATGCGCTTTGAAGATGGGAAGGATGTGGATACGAGTGAAGAGTTTGTGAGGAAGCTTGTTGTGGATTATGCGGAGATGTTGTAAACATGAGGGCGTCCTAGCAGACGCTCTTTTCTTTGTCTTGACATTACAAACCTTAAACGTTATACTGTCCCTATTGAATCTACAAATAGGAGAGCAACATGAAACAATTCATCGGCGTCATTCGCGTCAGTACTACATCACAAGGTGAAAGCCGTAATGGCCTAGATAGCCAGCGTGCAGAAATTGTGCGCTGGGCAGAACAGAACGGACACACATTGATTACTATCATGGAGGAAGTTGCGTCAGGTAGCCTACCGCTTGTAGAGCGTCCTGTCATGACAATGGCTCTACAGATGGCTCGCAAGATGAAAGCTAAAGTTGTTGTGAGCAAGGTAGATCGTTGCAGCAGGCAAGCTGACATTGTGCATGACCTTATGCAGAAGAAAAAGATTGTTGTCTCTGTAGCTCTGGGCGAGGAAGCTGACGAATTCATTCAACACATCTATGGTGGACTTGCAAGCAAGGAGCGCAAGATGATTGGTGAGCGTACTAAAGCTGGACTGGCAGCAGCCAAAGCGCGTGGAGTTGTTCTGGGCAACCGCACGAATCTTTCAGAGGCTCAGGAGATTGGTAGGGAGAAGCTTCGTCAGAAGGCAGACCAGTTTGCTATTAAATTGAAAGACCAGATTAATGAGTTTTTGCAGGCTGGTAAGAATTATTCTCAAATTGCTGAAAGGCTCAATTCTCTGGGAGTACGTACGGCTCGCGGAGGGGATTGGCATTGCTCTACGATTTCTAATCTTGTGGCAAGGCTTCGCAGGGAAGGCTGTAAAATGGCTTGAAATATCTTGTGCAAAGCGCCCTCTTCGGAGGGCTTTTTTACGTCTAAATTTTTATAAAATAATTTTCAGAATCGAGCTTTGTGGACAGAAAGTTGTAAATTTTATCAGAATAATATCAGGGATAATTGTGGTTATTTTGTGGATGGATTTGAGTAGCTAAAAAGGTACATTTTCGCATTTATGGTCTAACACGGTTCTTCATCTCTGAATAGTTCATTTATAGACATTTTGAAATATCTGTAGTTCATCTCTGAAGCATTTAGTCGCCCTGTCTTCCCTTCCAGTAACTCAGAATACCCTCTCAGGCTCACCAGATCGAGCCACATTCAACGATCCTGTCCTATCCCTTGCCACCCTACACGGATGAGCTATCGCGTCCCTAAGCGCTTGATTTCATTCAGAATTTGACCGTATAGGGATTGTAGGCATGTCCTGTAAGGACATGGATAGCGGCCCTTCATAGGCTGGAGCTACTACAGGCGGTATGTTCGCATCGATTGAGCGCTATCTATACGCATTCCATTGCAGCCCAAGCAACATTCCACGCACCTATCCCTTGCTATTGTGCAATGTTTCTGTGAAGAAATGGGGATTGGCGAGGACTGGAAGGGGATGCGAGGGAGGCTATCTAGAACAAATGTTCTAGTTCATCTGCCTAAGAAAGAGGCACTGATAACGGTCTAACATACTATGAACATCATAGCCACTGTGAGTATGACTATCATAGC